GATCTTACTACTGTAGAATCAAAAGATAAACCAGTAATGTCAGCAACTGAAGCTTGATTATTAGCTACTGTAAAATTTGTAAGTAATATGTCCGAAAGTCCAACAGTAAAATTTAAAACATTAGTAATTGCTACTAATAAGTCAGAAAGGTCAGATCCCCAAGCTGGATTTTGACCCTGAACAGGTATAGAATAAGTAGAACCATCTATTATTACGGATATAGCCATGAAACTCCTAGGATCTCTATATATACTTGTTAATTTATTGGGGAATTTTTTAAAATAATCAGAATAAATCTAAGTTATTAGAACTTAAGGTATAAAGATTCTTTTTTTAGATTTAGGAGGATTTCCTTGTAAATGGCACCAACCTTCAGTATGATCTGGAGATTCTAGCCACAATCCTATTTTTTCTAATATATTTAAGTTATTAAGACACCACTCATCTAGTTTGCCGTCTGTATCTTCTAAATCAACAGCAAACGCATTAAGATGCTGAGAACCCATAGGCACCTTAGAAATAGCATAATTCGAACCTAATTTTTCTTTATAGATTCGAATATGATCTTCCATTTTTCTAAATCCACTAGTTATGGATCTATATGATCCAAATTTTTCCAATAAGTCATTAACTTTAGGAATAAGGGTGTTCATATTTTGAATTTGTTTATCATTCAATTCATCATACTTAGTTTGACCTAAGTACTCTAATACACTAATATATTTCATCATTTTCTATATGCTTTTTTTAATTCAGGACACCTAAAACTGAAATCCCTAATGTCCCAACTATTTGACTCTTTTCGATAAGCTTTACCATTTTGTGGAGCTTCATCTTCGGGTTTGTTTCTGACAGCTCGATTTGCTTTTCTTTTAGGAAATTTCGTACTTCCATTTTGTTGATCAGTAAAATAGGGTTTTTTTCTACTTCTACTCATCTTCTGATCTAAAAATATTAGTAACTACTTCAAAATGTCTATAATCTTCCCAAATCATAGAAACAAAGACCTGTATACAAATAGAATTTTCGAATACATCTAATACAAAATAATAATTAGAATCTAGATCTTTATATCTTGCTTGAACAATATCACCACGTTTAATGTACATGTTTATTAAGTGGTTCAATTTTATCTAAATTAATTAGATCTATATCCCATCTATCATAGGCTTCTTCATTAAAATAGGTTCTACCATCTGAGGAAATATAAAAAACATCGCTTAATAAAACTTTATACATATTAGAAATATTAATTATGCATTGAGCTACATTTATACTATTTGAGTAATTAATAGACAAACTTAATAAAACTTCATCTGGATAATGCTCATCTATTATTAAGTAAGCAAAAGGAAGAACAGTTTTATCTTCTGCTACTACTAAGATATTATCATGCTTAAAATAAGTAAAATATTCAGCAGATAATATTTTTTGGATATCTAAAAGAATGGGTTGTTCCATAATCACACTTGTTAATTATAGCACAACTAGATATCAAATTTCCACACATATCCTTTATAAGATCTCTTATATTTAATAGCTTGTCCAATATTACTATTTTGAAATCCGGCCTCTTTAGCTTTAATAGCTGAGTTAAATTTAATAACTTCATTAGTTTCATTATGGGTGCCAATTACGGCTTTAGAATTCATTTTGGAAGTCTGTAGGCGTCTTTCAGGACGTTTAGAAGCTTCACCACCAGCTATTGCACCAGGAAGTCTAGAAGCGTTATATTCCGCTTCTGGAAGAAGAGGAGAGGGATTTTCTTGTTTCCATATAGTAGATATGACATATCGACATTTTTTGCAATAGCAATCAAAAACATTTCTATCCTCTAAAAAAGTATAATTTTGTAGTTCTTTATATTTGAAACACTTAGAACACTCTCTATTTTCTATATTATCAATAAGTTTATTAATTTTTGGTATTTTCATTCCAATAGGAAGTTTTTGAGGATTTATTTTGTGGTATTGTGCTCTAATTTGCGATAATTTTTCTTTTGTTTCTTCTGAATGGATGTAACCTTGCGTTCCTTCGCCTCCTTCTGTTTCGTTTGTTAGATCATTTCCAAGATCATTATAGTATTTAATCCAAAATGTTTCTTTATCATTTAATAAATCATAATTAAATACGTTCTCTATCACTATAACTTTAGGTTTTAGTTGTTGATTATATAAGGATTTAATCCAATTTTGTTTTCTATTGTGCCCTTCTAAAGAAGAAGGTTTAAAATGTTCATAAGGTCTATTTAAACCTGTTGTAGATTTGCCGACATATCTAATCACAGATGTTAAAGGATCTTGTAATCCGTATATTATATTTAATGAAGTTTCTTTTAAATAAAAGACAAACTTATATTTTTGTAACTCTAGTATTTTAAGGAGGTTTTCTAACTTTGCTTGTTCTATTTCTTTTCTATTATTCTTTTTTGCCCTGTCCCAAACTTGTTTTTTATGTATTCTATTTTTATCTACATCTTCATAATGATAATTTTCTGGAGTTTTTCCCAAATACTTAAAATTACTAGCTTTATAAACTGTTCCGACATGATTTTGAGTAGGATCTGCAAAAGTAACAATTGAATCATAATCTGTATTTATTTTAAGCCATCTTAGACATTTAGAAATAAAATAGGATTCAGAATTTTTTGGTGTGTCATCTATCAATACTAGTCTATTTAATTCAATAGTTTTATATCCTTTAGGAACACGAATATTTTGTCTAGAAGGATTAGAAAAAGTACATACACCAAGTACTTGATTATTTAATTTTAATAAAAAACCATAGCGTATAGACCCAGATTTTTTAGTATAGTGATTCTGTTTAATAAAATCTCTACAAATATTTTTGTTCGTGTCTAATTCAATTATAAAATCTTTTATCTTCATATTATTTATATTAAGCTAAATTTGTTTATTTGTCAAATAGTTTTTTAAAATGGCTTTATTATGTATTATAAGAAATAAAAAAGGGAGCCGATTTCTCAGCTCCCCTCTTAATTTTTATTAGTTATTAACTAACTAATTATGCATTTACGATTGCTGTTATAATGACATTTCTTCCAGGAGCCGCACAGAAGAGGGCCATGTCTGAGAATGCTCGGAGTTCAACCCCTGCGCTATTTTCAAGCTCACGGAAGAAGTTTCCTTCCATTCCAGGTCTCTTGAAAGTAACATCAGTGCTGCCTACTCTTGCAAATTCCTTAAGATCAAGGATATAAGCATAACCTTCTTTGACATAAATAGAAGGTTCGATAGTAACCATACCATTTTGTCCATAGAACTTGATGGATTTTCCACCGTTGTTCATTTCAGAAGGACCGTATGATTGATCATATCGTCTAAGAGCAGCTTGTTCAGAAAGAAGATCTGCCCAAGTTTTCGGGTTAACCATCACAGTTACATCACTGTCCAAGCCCTTTGCTACTGCAGAAGCAATAGCTCTTTCAATTTTAGCAAGAGAAAGAAAAGATGAACCAGCAGAGTAAGTATTTCCAGACCAGAGCGAGAACGCACTAGCAGAAATGTTGAAAAGAGTTCCAGTGTTTGTCAAGATTTTATGAACACCAGCAAACTCATTGCCGTAAGCACCTTTATGCCAAATAACGTCAGTACCGGTAGTTCCAGCAGGAAGCAAATCAACAGTGACAGTTCTAGCAGAAAGATCTACAGAGCTAACATTAGCATTACCACGAGAAGTGGTACCAGCAGAATCACGAATTTCGATTGGCATATTTTCAGCGCCAGCCCAAATTCCAGGAGCGAATTCTGTAGTAGTAATAGTAATAACATTACCAGCTGTAGAAGCTACTGTGCCATAACCCATTTGACCATAAAGAAGCTCAATTTCAAGCTTTTTGGTGATCGAACGAAGCATGTTTGCAACCAAGAACTTGGTAGCATCCATAAATGCTTTAGAGCCGCCTTGAGCAGCACGTGAAGCAGCAGTATATCCAAGAACAGATCTTAGAACTACTGGGTTACCACGAACTTGAGCATCTTTAATCTGTCCAGCTACAGGAGCGTTAAGATTAAAAGCGTCATCATCGCTAGAAGCGAAGGTAACACCATGTTCATGTCCAAGAATAACTGGTTGATGGTAAAGATTACCAGGTTGTTTTTCTTTAGAAATAAACTCGATCATACGATAAAGTTTAAGTCCTTCAGGAATAAGATTTTCCAATTTGTCAGCATACGTCTCTTTGAAAAGACCGTTAAGTGTATCTGAGAAAGTATTTGCACTATTTGCCATATAAAATATCCTCTATTTATTAAATTAGTTTTTAAGCTTTAGAAACGCGATAATCAACAATCAATGTAGCTGTAAGACTAGTTGAAGAAAGATCTCCAGACCAATCAACAGATACTGCAATATTTCCACTAGCGGTAACACCAGTAGTAGAAGCACCTTTTCTGGTAACTGTAGCAGTTCCAGAAGAAAGATTGACCAACTGAACATCAAGCAACTTTTCAACAGTTCCTAGACTAGACATCAACACACCAAAAATACCAGTAGCATCTACAGGAGTAGTAAAAGTAGTGCCGGTATCAATAGCTGTTGCTGCAGCAGTAAGACCTTCTGTAGCAAGAGTCATAGCAGCTGAAAGATCAGAAGCATGAGTTTTGCTAGCAGGGGTAGCGTTAAAGGTGATTGTAAAAGGGACAGCTAGGCGTTTTTCTCGAAGCTTATAATCTTCAACACCTGAATTTTTATCTCTATGAGACATGTTTATTCTCCATTCAAATTAAAGTTAGTTATTAAAATTAAAATACCATTTTTGGTTCTTTAATCTTTAATTCTCATGGCAGGTAGGGTAGACTATCGCTTTTGGTAGATAGCATCCCCTGAAGGGAAATAAAGTAGAGGACCACTTAATACTACTTGTTAATTTTACACTTCCTTGTGTAAATAATTATTGACTTTTATAAGTTATTGATTTTATTGACTATTAAACTTTCAGAAAATCTCTAATAGTCTGTTTTTTAACGGGTTCTTTAGATTCAGCTTTTTTTGATTCTGAAGTTCCAGTAGATTTTACCGAACTAGAAGTTTCTACAGCTTTAGCTTTAGCAACATTCTTCTTTCTTAGTCTTCCTATGATTTCTTTACCAATGAAATCTTCTAATTGATCATCACTTAGAGCATTCATGAGCTCTTTAAATTCAGAAATATTAGTATTTTTGATAATAGGAGCAATTTCTTGAGCAGAAAGTTCAATTCCATGTTCAAGAGCAATCATCATCATTTCAGCCATACCTTTAACCGTACGCGCAGTTTTAGGTAGACCGCTCACATCAAGAGCAGATGAAATTTCACTTTCAAGATTACGTTCATGTTCTGCCTGAAGACGTTCCATCTCTTTAGCATTAAAAGATTTCTTTTCATCTTCTCGTTGTTGCTTTAGATCTTCAAGCTCTTTTACTAGTTTATCATGAGCACGTTGTTCAGGAGATTTTTCCATATCCTGAATAGTTTCGTTCATGATTTCCTCAGCAAATTTCTTAAGATCTACGCCAATATTTGGATCAGAAAGAACTTTTCTAGGATTTTTTTTAAGTTCTTCGATAAATTGAATAGCAGCTTTTCTAACTTCAGCTGCTTCTTGAAACTTGCTATCAGAAGCTTCAGCTTTTTGAAGATAACGAACTACATCCTCATCATTAGAAAGATCTAGTTTAATAGATTTTTCACGTCCATTAACCTTAAGTTTATATTCTTTAAGGACTTTTTCTTCTTTTTTTGTGAGTTTTTCTCCATCTTCTTTCTTAGCTTCTAGAACTTCAGCTTCAGTATCAGGAGGAGTTTCTACTAGATTGTCAGTATGGTTAGTGGAATTAAGAACTTCGGCAGCAGCTGCAGGAGCTGCATTTGACATTGCATCAGACATAATATATCCTTTATAGGGGTAATTTCTCCCATGCTTTATTGCGTAGGGAGGTTTATATCTACACTTGTTAATTTTTTATAAAGTCAAGCAAAATTTATACAAATTATTATAATTTTACTGATACCCTAAAGTTCCAGTAAAATCCGCGTTAGTTAAAATGGCGTTTGTTAGATTAATTCCGGTTAAAATTGCCCCAAACATCCGGCAACCAGTTAGATTTGCTCCCGATAGATTAGCTCCATCTAGCATTGCTCCAGTTAGATCTGCTTCAACTAAGCTAGCTCCAGCTAGATTTGCATTAATGAGGATTTTTCCAGCTAGATCTGCGTACTGTAAAGAAACTGCTTGGGCCACTGCTATTTCAACGGCCATTTTCATCGAATCTGCTGTGCATTCAAAAATTACTGAGGAAGTCCATCTGTTCTTAATCTGTATTCTCATATAATCTCCTATGCTAGGATAAAGCTGCCGCCAGTTATAGCTATTGCTCCAACTTGAGTCATCAAACTTCCTTCTACTGTACAGCCTGCTCCTACTGATATCGCTCCGGCAGAAGTGAGAGCAAGGCCTCTGTAGATGCTACCTGCTCCAATTGAAAAAGCTCCTGAACAAGCTATAAATACATGTGATGCCAATGCTCCATTGAGCAATACTACAGATGCGACTGCCCCAATAGCAAAAGCGCCAGCAACTTGAAAAACAAAAATAGAATCGGGATTACCCTGAGCATCAAGATAGAGAGTGCCGCCGATTGATGCTGCTCCTGCTATTGAATAAACTCCAGGCAATAGAGTTTCTCCTGTGCCAAAAGCTGGAGCGTGAATTGCGTTCGTTATAGCCATTATCATTACATTGTTAAATAAGACAGGTAGGTATGCAGCAACTGAGGAACTAACAAAATCAGCGTTATGTATGACCACTGTCATAGGAAAACCAGAAACTACTCCCAAATTTGATCCAACTTCTATGGGATCAGTACCCAACGGCGTAAATGTGTTTACACCGGAGGCATCAACAGCACCTGAAGATGAAAAAAGTAAGAATGGCTTTGAAGATCCTCGATTGAAAGGATCTGTAATTATTTCTACCATATAAAGACCTTGGTATACGTTTGTAGACCCTACCTGCTCTATATATGCATTGGATAACTGTCCTTTAATTCTATATGTTTTAGAAATAGAGTTCAGAGTAGTTCCAGAAGAAATAAAGGCAACTCTTCCAGTTCCTTGTTGAATAAAATTAGTACTAAATAGATTAGGTAGGCCTGCAGGTATAGTAATGCTTATGTTCACAGCTAAATTATTAACTAGAATAGTTGAATTGTTGTCTGAAGATAAAAGAGTATAATCGCCCGTTATTATTTTTTGTGCGTGTTTAAGATAATCAAGAATTGTTTGAACATCTGATGCTCCAGATATCGCTCCTTGTATAGAATCATCATATGGAATAGCTGCGGCTACTGGAGTTATGATTACGTGACTCATTATGAACTCTCTGTTATTCTAGCGGTTTTACTGTTGGCAGAAGCCACTAACCAGACTTGAAAGGTGCCATATGGATTTATTGAAAATAAAATCTGTTGATTTTTATAAAGAGGGGTTCCTGTTGAGGTAGTTACAGCATTATCATATCCCCAATATATATTATCTAGGGCAGTTATGGTAAGAAATTTTCTATTGCTAAGTTTAGAAACTCCAACTTTTGCTTCATATGCAATGTTTGCAGTTGTTAAGGCTAGACTTCCATATACACCATTATCCCCTAATCCGATATAGACAGGGAATACAGAATTTGCGACTGCTTCAAGGTACTTTAATGCATCTCCATATATATATTCATTTATTCCATCAGACAATAAAACATTTCCATAATTACAATCTGATACTAATTGCGCATCTCTTGAAATTTGAAAAATCTGGGAAGAAGTAACTGTGTAGTTTGCACTTTGAGCAATTAAAACTGTACTGCTTAAATAACTACGTTGACCACTACTTTTATTATATATTATTAAAATCATTTTAAACCTCCACCCAAATTGCAGTAATCGCTACTAGCCTATTATTAGATGATGGATTTGCTACTATGATAATATTATTATTAGGTTGAACTGCTATAGTAAAATCATCTCCAAATACTGCAGAGTTATTATTTTGCCCATTTTCAAAAGTAGATATTTGATTGCCTAAAACAGATAGTGTAGGCAAAGTAAAAGCTGTTATAGAACCACTAGCAGGGGAATTTCCTATATTTCTTTGTCTAGTTGTTAATGAAGTTCCATTTAGTGTGATAGTAGGGTTAGAATATATCTTACATTCTATAGATACATTAGTTACAGAAGCACCTAATGATATCTTAGAAATATACATGACTCTTCCACTACCAGATGGATTTTTTAATAACAATATAGGATTATCAGTTCCTGATAAAGCTGCATTAATAGAAGCGCTAGCAGAAAAAGTTTGATTATTCGTTAAATAACTAAAACTGGCAGGGGCAACAGTTCCCGTAATTCGTAATGATCCGGCAGTGTCTAAAGACAAAGGATTAGTTTGTGCTGTAGTATAGGTAGGTGCTGCTGTAGTGACTGCTCCTAAAGTAAGAGACCCAGTTTGACCAGAAGTAGTGCTTCCTTGAGCCAAGGTAAGAGTACTTGCAATCGTAGATAAAGAAGTATTTGCTGTTGTTTGATTAGCTGAGGTTGAAGCACCTGAAGGCAATGGTAGTGATACTGCTGATATGGGTTGTGTAACTGCGCTACCATCTACTTTCCATGCTGTAGTGTTAGCTGTATTTCCTGGTTGTACTGTCCAAGTTCCACTTTGTGTAGCAGCGACTGTACCTGAATCGATGACAGTATGTAAATTGGTGCCGGTAGCTTGAGTAACTGTTACTGTTGTTAATGGAGTAAGTGTTGTAAGTTGAGCAGCAGTAAGTACCACAGGGCTTGAAGCGGCGGCTAAGGCTTGTCCTAAAGCTGGGGTCTTTGAATCTATACTTGATAATGAGGAATTACCTGTAGTTTGAAGAGATGAGGTAGAAGCTCCAGTTGGTAGAGAAACTGTACCCGTAATGTTTCCTAATGTAGTGACTGCAGCTAATGTGCTAGCAGGTTTTAAAAGAGTATTTATTGAGGCGTCTTGAGTAGTTTGAAGAGCTGCTGTTGCCGCACCAGTAGGTAATGGCAAAGATGTAGCATCTACAGTTATACTATTACCACCATCCTGAATATTAACAGCCAAAGCTCCAGTTGAATTAGTTACATTAGCTTTAATAGAATCAGATACATTACCAATAGGAGTATTATCTAAAGCTCTAAGTTCAACTAATTCATTATCAAATGCTGATGTTGAATTACTGTCAGTTAAATCAGCCATTTTTCTTCCTAGATTTTTTAGGTTTTGGTTCTTCTTTAGAAACTTCAGGAGCTGAAGTAATAGTATTTTTCTCTTCTACAGGCTGTAAAGGCATAGGAGCTTTTGATGGAATTTGTTGAACAATTGATTGAATAGGTTCAATAGACTCTTTTAAAATAAACTCTAACCAATGATAAGCACGAGCTAAAGCAAGAGCTTCAAGACCTTCCATTTCACTAAATTTGGAACGTCGAATTAACTTTAACAAATTTTGAACTTCTAGTTTTTCTTTATTATCTAACTTCATAACATTTAAAAAAGGGGAGGAATTACTCCCTCCCCCTCCTATTTAATTAAGCTAATTCAAAAATCCGAACGGCATTACCAGCACTACCAGCAATAGCAAAGAAATTGATAGCTTGTCCAGCTTCAAGAGAGAGAGTAGCTCCCTTTTCAATTTTAAGGCCAGTAGTAGATAAAACTCCAGTTGGACCAACATAGATCGGATTAGAAGAAGAATTTTGAACCATAATTCTTCGTCTTCCTGCAAGAGCTGCTGGAAATGCAATTTCAGTTGCTCCAACAGTTAGTACTTGAGAATTAAGATCAATATTTGGACTATCATTGATAAAAATTCGTCGATACATATCTGATAATAGATCAGCTCTATTGCCAGTAGCAGAAACAGCAGCAAGTGCACCACTAACAGCCCTAGATCCAATTTTAGCTGGATTTTCAGTATCAGCGATGTTATCAGCAACAGTGCCTACTGGCGCTGTCCACAATGCTCCACGTGCATTTTGTTTCAAGTTACCATAGTCACCATCTGCAGAAGTGCTAGAAGCAAGAGTGTCTTGTCTTACACCACCAACAGATGCTAATTGATCTGCATCAGCTGAAGCGCTATCTTCAGCATAAACAAAATCAGAAGTGACATTAAAATCAGCTGCGACTATAACACGACCTTTATTATCAACTGCAATAGGACTATAATCCCCATTGGCAGAAGTTAAAGTTGTAGCAGCAGAATCATTTCTAACGGCCAACATAAATTGACCATTATCACCTGATGTATGTGCAGCATCTTCAGCAAAGATTCCACTAGTTGCACTTAATACAACATTAGCTTCACCAGCCGCTGAAATAAGCATAAAATCAGCGCCATCACCAATTTTAATACTATCTTGTGTATGAGAAAGATCTCTAATATCTAGATCTGTAGCAGAAACAGTTGCAGTGCCGCTAATAACCCAAGGACTAGTTCCTTGATACGCAGTTACTGAATCTGTAGCAAATGCTAAATCTCTAATATCAAGATTAGTTGCTGTTACATTAACACCATTAATGACATTAACGTCTAATCCCTCTTTACCACTAACAAGAGTAGATGAAAGTAAATCACCATCACTACCAGCTCTTAAATAAGCACCAATATTATCTGAATCAGCAGCATCTGCTGGATCAAAAATTAGCTTATCTTTTGTTAAACTACCCATTTTTTATTCCTATTCTAAACCCACTCTAGTATTTCTACTATTTGAGCAGGTTTATTTGTTTGAAAATATAACGTTCCTGTAAAATTAACGCCTTCAACTGTATAACTAGAACCAGCGGAGATTGTTATGTAATTAGTACTACTTTGAGTAGCTATAAAGGCTAGTTTTAAACTAGCAGTTCCTCTAACTTTAATAGTCAACATTTTAGTGCTATCTGTTAAAATCTGAGATACTTCTGTATTAGCTAAAGTAACAACAACATTATATATTGTAGGAAATTGTGATTGCTCAACTGTTGCCCTACCACGTATAGTGCCTGATACATTACTCAAGCTAACTCCATTATTTTAACTCTAACAGTTTTACCAACTTCGGTAATACCATATATAACAATATTATCTTTAATATCTAAGTTAAAACCTTCATTGGGACCAACTTCCCATCCTGCATTTGACCCAAGTGCTCTATCTGCAGTAACGCTCGCTGTAAAACCGACATATAATATATCTACAAGTGATAAATTAGTTAAAGATAGACTATTTCTCATACTTAGAGCAGTAGCAGGAATAGCTATTGCTGTGCTTGAAATATCTAAAGTTTTAACAGATCCAGCAACCGTTAATCCGCTAGGAGTAAATGTGCCTGTTATAGAACCTGCTATAATATTTACATCTAACCCAACATCAGGACCTATTACAGTGGCTGTTACTAAATTAGTCCCATCTCCAATTCGAATGCTATCGTCTGTATGAGAAATAGCTACTTCAACAGGACCTGGAATTACGGCAGTAACTGCAGCATCGACGCGTATTCTATCATTTAAAGGATCAAATACTCTATTGGGTATCTGACCTGGATCTAAATGTGATAAATTTGGATTTTGGGCCACAACTATTTTTTAACGTTCTAACGGTTAATAAAGCAAATCTTTTAGTTGTTCTATAAGAGTTTTATATTTTATCAAACCACTATTATTAAATTCTAATTTATATTTAGTCCACTCATCATCAGTAATATCAAAAAAATATCTACCTTTTCCTCTAGATATCACTTCATACTTTGCAATTTTAATATCTTTCGACATTAAAAAAGCACTGAACCATAAATCGGTGCCGCTCTTCATAATCTCTCAACTATCAAAATACTTAATAGGACTGTTTTAATAACTAAACCTACAATAAACAATCTTTTATATTTATGAGCTTTGGATTTAACGTCTGCTCTTTTAATTTCTTGTCCAGGTTGCCTAAAAATCATCTTTGCCATTTAAGTTCTCTTTAATTTCTTTTTTAAAAACTTAAATTTTTCTTCTTTTCCTGGCTTCTTATGAGTTTTCATAGCTTTTGAAGTAGCATCTGAATAACTTTCTTTATATAAAGGTAAAAGTGATAGAAAAGTATTTGCAGATTCAGCCATACTATTTCATTCGTCCTTTTGTAATCTCTTCTAAAAGTTTTCTTTTTTCTTCATCTCTCATTGCAGTTTGAGCTACTGATTCTGCTGCCTTAGATGTGGATCTTCCAGCTGCTTGAGTTGCCATTCCTAAGTCATGTCCTGTCATTTGTCCAGTTTCAGCACCACGTTGAGTTATATTCATAAGTTCATTATTAATAACTGACTCATCTGCAAATTTACCAGCACCTTGTCCAATAGCCTTTTTTTCTTGAAGCATAGGAATAAGTTTTTCTTTTAAAGCTGCAAATCTAGCTGCTGTAGGAGTAAGATTTTCAATAGGTTGTGCAGTCTTTGCCATAATATTACTACCAACAGCTCCAAGCTCATTACCAATAATACCAGCAGCATCTCTTGCCATTGCGCCGCCTAATTTAGCTCCAGCAGCTCCAGCTACATAATCAATAGGTGAATCTGTAGGTTCAATAGAATCTTGAGTTTCTTTATCGCCCGCTATTTTATCTAAAAAATTTCTTATAGTTAACTCATTAGTCGATTTTAAATCATATTTAGGCATATTATCCTTTTACGTTGCCTAGAGCCTGCTGTTGCAGTTCTGGATTTGGGAGTAAACCCGCATTAACTTTAGCTGGTTGTGGAATTCTAATTGGTCCTTGTAATCCAGGACCTTCAATATGTCCACCTTGTACTCCTGGTCCCATAAGTCCTTGTTCTGGAGGCATCATTTGACCAGAAGGAGAAGCTCCAGGAGGACCTTGTGGAGAAGGAGCAGCACCTTGTGGAGGAGCTAAAGGAGGTAATGGAGCTTGTTTTAGCATTTGAAGTGTGCCAGGATCAGTAGTTCGTAATAATTCGATGTGTTCTTGAATATGGTGTTGAACTCTTAAAACTAAATCTGCATCTTTTTTAAGTTCTGGATCAAATAATACTGATCTATGTCCATCAATATGTTTTTGGTGATCTTCAGTAAAAATAGCTTGCTGAGGTTCACCATCAATTAGAGCTTCATTTTCTGCTCTAATAAGTAAACTCTCATGTACAATATTTTCAGTAATTGCGTTTAAGTTACCAGTATTAATAAGATTTACATACTGAGCAGCATCAATTTGTTGATATTGAAGAAGTTGTTCTGCCATTTGAACACGGCCTGCGGTCGTTCTAGCGAGCGGATTACCTATATCAACTACAACTCTAGAGATATTAGAAATATCTTGAGATGTAAATTCTTTCATATAAGCACGATTAGTTTTACCAGCAATAGCAACAATACGAGGAGTGTGCGCAAAATCTTGAAGCATCTTAATAATAGCAGTTCCAATAGATTCAACTAATTCTACATAGGATTGTTGAAGTCCAGACATGAATTGTAATGCCATTGATTGAACTAGAGCCAAAGCAGTACCAGATTTAAGACTTGCTTCTGGTTGACCTCTAGCTACACTATTAACTCCTGAAAGAGTTTCCATAGATTGTTCGATCATTTGAATAAATCTAAAAACTTCAGCTGGAGTACTAGTAAGATTTAAAGGTTCTGGTTTTCCTGCAGCAGCATTGTAATCAATAATATTTAATCCGCCTGCTAATTGATTAACTGCGATGTCAGTTCCTCTAGGATTTAATACGTTTTGAACACCAAAAGCATTTTGATTTGTAGCCACTGTACTATATAAACTATTAAGAATTTCTTGAAGAGGAAGTAGATCAAACATTGGAGTATAGCCATGAGGGGTGCCATGAATATTTGAAGGAGCAATTCTAAATACTGGAAGAGTTCTATAAGGCATTGCAACATCTTGTAGAACAATGTCAGATGATACAAACATCATATATCGACCATCGGGCATACAATCTGTTCTATTATGATAGAATTCCATAATAGCGACATCATCAGTAGTATCTAAAAGTGTAGAAATTCCTAAACGAAATCTTTGCAATTCAGATTTAGTTTGTAAAGACTTAATTTCATCTGCAAATTCAGGATATTTTGCTGCTAGGTCATATTTATTTTTCCAACGTCTAATAAGAACCCAATCATGATTTCCTGTTTCTTTGGTTCCATCAAACATAACATCAAAAGGAGATAAATTTTCAAATATAATATCTCCTTCAAAGATTTTGGTTTTAGTTTCTTCAATATAATCTACTATTTCACCTTTTGTTGCATCCCATTCCATGACAACAAAACCACTACCATAAACAATAGCATATTCAACTGCTTGTTTAAGGTAGCCTTCTACTTTTTTCTCTCTAAGATAGTAATCTAAAATACTATTAGCTAAATAGGTTTGAACTAAAGACTTATAATCTGTATTTGTTGCTCTACAATCAAGCGCAGGACGATTTGAAACCGTCATTACGAGCATATGTGTTGCAATATTACGCCATTGATTTACTGGGAGATTTACTAATTCACCTTGTTCACCAGCAAAAGTTACTTGGTGTCCTGATCCCGTATCACTATAATAAGCACCATGGTACGCCATGAAACAACTTCTTAGTTTTTCTAAAAAGCCATTAGATTCAATAGAATTGGACCAGTTTTGTACTTTAGAATCTAAAATTGAAGCAACAGCGTTGCTATCTTTGGCAGCAAAATATTGGTTATCCATCGTAAACTTCCTATATATACTTGTTAATTTTTAAAGATAAGAGTATAATTATCTTTTTTTAGGAGTTAGTAGGTCTACAAGTTGCTTATTTGATTCAGATGAAGATTTTCGTGTGTTAAAAATCTTACTAAATTCATGGTGTTGTGAGTTTTTATAGCCGGGCCTCTCAAAATGACTTTCATTATATTTATCTAAATAGCCTTTTGGATAAGGATTTTTACTAATCTGAACATTTCTTATTAAATATTTTAAACTATCGATAGCATCAAAGTGGCCATTATCTGCAGATCGATCAAAACTTGTTTTAGCTTTATTCCAAATACCAGCTTCTAAATGAGTTATTAAAGTTTTACATCTAGGATTAATAAGTATTTGTTCATTTTCAAGCATCACTCTTACTTTATTAAGTGCTGCGTCAGCATCATCTTTTCTAGTAGGTAAAAATCTTAAACCATGCAAATCCCACAAATCTTTAATAACAATTAAATTATTATCGCTAATTCTAAGAAATGGAATACGCTGTTCTCCAGTTATTTTGTCTGTAAATACTTCAGCCTCTTTTTGTTTAATTCCATCGGCTAAAGTACTAGTATTAAATTTTTGTCCGTGAATAACAAATTCATCCTCAACAATAAGTTTTGCTTTAAGAAAATCATACCAGCCAAATAACACAACAGTTAAATCTTTCATACCTATGTCCATACCAACATAAGCATCATAAAAAGGAGCTCTACAGTTTCTTTCACAATTATTTTTTTAAGTTCTTCATTAAACTCAGGTATGATCGCGTAATTACTATCTTTAATTATGTGACAATTATGATTAATTATATCATTACCTAAAAATACATTTCCATTTTTAACATCTAATATGTCATATACGTGTCTTTTTCCTGGAAATTTATTAATTTGTATTATTTTTTCTATACCATCTATAGTTAATAAGACATCACCAATTTTGTATTCTTTTGCTAGTTTCTCTTCATTAAATTTATGTTTTGTACTTACAAGAATTTTTTTATTATTTTCCGTAATAAATTCTAGGCATTGGACTAAACCATTATAACTAACACCATCAAAATCTTGAAATCCTGTTGGAGTTAATATCTGATAACCTTGTTTATTAAAAGCAGTTTTATTACCTTTTTTTCTGCTTTCAGAAAAACGTTTATTCCATTGCTCAGTTCGTTGAACTTTTACTTTTCTTGGGCCTTTTTTAATTCCTTTACCTTGCCCTTTTCTATTTATTCCATAACCAGGATGATTTTTTCCTGTCTTTCCATACATTGGATTTTTAGATCCTAATTTAGCGTTTTTAATATTTTCACATTGATCTTTTGTACACTTACGACCTTTATTTCTTTTGCCGTTTTCTGAAGCTGCTATTCTATGTAATCTCTTTAACCACCCATAAGACTTATTAGATACTCTTTTTTGAAGGGAATTTGAAACAGTCATCATATTTGCAGCAAAAATTAATTTTGATTGGTTTGGATAAATTTTTATTAATAAAAGATGAATTATAAAATGTTCTTCAGGAGTTAATAAAATTAAATTAGATTTCTCATCAGTTCCACCTAAACATCTTGGTAAAATATGATGTTCTTCTGTGTATTTAGGAGGCGTTCTATTTTTGCTTCTTTCAATGATAGAGTTATGTATTTTTAGATAATTCATATTTTAATTCTTTTATTGTTAATTGTCTAATTTTACCTTCAGGATCTTTTATAGTTAAGAGAGTATTAGCTTCAACACACAAATATTCTCTTCGAAAATCGACGCTATCAAGACCACCAGATTCTTCTACTAATTTGTCAAATTCCTCTTTATCAATATTTGGATTATCGTAAATTGTTTTGGTTACTAAATTACCTTCAATCCTAGCTTTATTAAGATATTTAGTAATAAAAGGATGAATTGGGGATTTAGGAGGAGTGCTTGCTAAAATAATCTTACCTTTGGTAGTTGCAGTAGTTGGCAAAATAATACTTGTAACAATATAAGGAAGATCCCCAACTAAGCCAGCCTCGTCAATAATAGCGAGATTTGAGCTACCACCTCGATTACTTTCAGCTCTTCCACCATCTAAGCCAATAAGTTCAATACGAGAACCATTAGGAAATACCCAAGCACCTTCTTGGGTCTTATACTCAGGCTTAAGTTCTATTGGACAGGTCTCAATGATCTCTCTAATAAGAGGTCTAATTATGTTTCTAGCATCTTTTTGCTTAGCGCAACAATACTTAACTAAAGAATTTGACTTTTTTAAACAAGTTTCTAGCGCTATTATACATAACGTATAGGACTTTCCTAAACGTCTCGCACAATTCCAGACAACTATTTTCTCTTTACAATCAATATAGCTATTATAAAGTTCTTTTTGGACAGGCTTTAGTTGCCAATGCAAAATGCCTTGATTCCACAACATGGCTCTAGCAGATTCTGGAGATATTTTATTTTGGTTTTCCATTTATAATCCGATGTAAAGGATTTATCTCTTTTTTAATTTCTCTAGTAAATCCACAAAAATAGCACTTAAATAAGATATTTGAATCACTATACTTTTCTAAAAATCCTATATGACAATGTGGACATAAATGATTTTTAAGAAATTCCTCGTAATTTTTATAAGACATTTATTTTTTTGCTAACTCTAAAAGCTGTGAATTTGAATAGGGTAATTGCTTAGATCTACCTTCTAAGGTATTCCCAGCATTATCTTTTTTAATGAGTATTTTATTTTTTAAGAGTAGGTCTAATTTTTTAACTTCTTCAAGAGATAGTTCTTGTCCTAAACTCCTAGATTGCAAAATTTCAATTTGACCATCAATTAAAGCTTCTTCTGGGGTTTTTATAATTCTTTCTATTCTATTTTCCCCAATAATTTGTGTGGTATTGGTTAATAATAGTTGAAGATGCTTTATTTCTTCTTCTTGCTTGGATATTTTATTATTAAGTTCGATTATAGTTTTATTTTGAACTTCTAAGAATTTATTTTTTTCAGCTTCTTCTTTGAATTCTTTATGTAAATTCTTTATGTCGATAATATTGCTCATAATTTATTTTTTTAAATTAAATCCAAAATTTAATGAACTTACTTTATCTTTCAATAGTTTATGTTGTTCTTCCATTTCGACTAGCCTATTTTTTAGATCTTTATTTACTTCAGGCTCTTTTTTATTGTGTAAAAAATGAAAGAAGCCATAAAGACAAGAAAGTGCAATGATTACAATAGCTTCACCTATGTTTGCACCTGTAAATAGTAGACGAACAAGAAAAGAAAGGAGTAAAAAGAAGGGAAGAGGCAAATATTTATCCATTAAATTAATCCTTTAAAGGGTATAATTATCAATAAAATCAACAAGTTAAAAAAAAATAAGTAGAGTGTGTGAACAGCTAGTTTTATTATATTTCCTTATTTAAGGATGTCTGCCTTACGACTCAAATATTCTCTATATACACTTGTTAATTTTATAAATGTCTGGTATAATATATATTATGAGCGCAAAAATATCTAAAAATGATAAGAGTTGGCTTTTAAACGTCATTAAGACTACAAGACCTCTAAATGATCTTGAATCAGCCCTTGTATTTACCACATTTGATTCTGAAACAAATCAAGATATTACTATAATTGAGAAAGAGATTGAAAATGAGAAATTCTTAAAAAAAGTTTGTCTATACAAGCTATTAACTTTCATCCCTGAAATTGGTTTTATAACTTTACTTTTTGATAAAAAGGTAAAAAAATCAAAAATGGAAGTGACTTCTTTATATTATAAATACTATCGTAATAAAATAAATTTAACAGACTTTCAAAATAAGTTGAAAATCTTACTAAAAGAAGGTAATATAGTATAATGAAAGCAATTTTAGAGTTTACACTTCCCGAAGAGAATGAAGAATTTAAAACAGCACAAAATGGAGCCAACTATTCCATTGCATTGTGGGATTTAGACCAATACTTGCGTTCTAAATTGAAATATGAAGAGCTTTCAGAAGAACAACACCAAGCATATCAGGATATTCGCGGCAAATTGTACGAATTAATGCAAGAAAGAGATATAGATTTTTAAAAGTTTTGGATCGTCTACGTCGGTTAGGATAGCTAGGTCGACAGAACCAGCAGAAAAAGGTTCGACTCCTTTTCCAAAATCCCTTTATGAGGCCCATATGAAAAAAGAAGAAGCATTAAAAAGAATTGAAACGGTGATTACCCAACTTGAGGGTATTTGTACTAATAAACTCATCGCTCAAATGATTATGACAGAGCTTGAATTTCTAGGTATGCTGCCTCCAAAAATCTCTAAAGTCAAAAAATATACAACTAATGGAAACATGTTTGAATCTATTGAGTATACAAATGAGTGGGAAAATACATGATTCAATTTTTTCACTTAAATAAAGATTCTATTTTCTATTCTGGAATTGAATGTACTCTAGCTATTAATACTCCCACAAAATCAGAACTTGAGAAATTTCTCGAAAATCACTTAGAAAGTTTATATCTTCCAGTTGGAATTACTGTCAAATCTCCAAAAGATGTGTTTATTAAAAAAATTGGAAGAGAAGAGTCATTAAAAAATATACAATCTAGAGAGTGTTTTTTTGATAATCTTTCCCAAGATGGAACAAAACATGTCTATAGATTTAGAGCCTCTATTGCCCATGCAAGACATCATTTTATAGCCCATCTAATATTTACCACAGTATTGGAAAGTGACAATGTTCAAATGATTACTGCAGAAATTTATCTATGATTATTAATGATATGCCAGTTCTTGAAACTTTTAAAGATTTGATGAATGAAATAGCTTATAATTGGAATTATCCAATTAATGCTATTATTAAAACAGAAGATGGTTGCTATGTAGTAGATAAACTATATATTCAAAAAGATGTGGTGTCCTATAAAACAAACCATTGGTATTTAGCTCCAGGAGTTTATGAACAATTTGAGATCTTCTATGGTCTTTTACATCCTATTAACTATCACGAAATACGAGAATTTTAACTTGAAAATAGTAGCAATTTCCGATACACATTCAATGCTAAATAAAGTATCCTTACCTGATGGAGATCTATTAATCCATTCTGGAGATGCGACTTCTGTTGGTCAAATTATAGATATTGTAAAATTTAATCAGGAACTAGGCGGCATCAAAACCAAATATAAGCATGGTATTATCTTTATTCCTGGAAATCATGACTTTCTTTTTGAAAGAAATCAACAATTAGCTAGAGATATAATGACCAATGCTAAAGTTCTTATAGATGAGTCAGTTGAAATTGAAGGAATTAAGATCTATGGATCTCCTTGGCAACCAGAATTCAATAATTGGGCATTTAATCTGCCTAGAGGAGAAGCTTTGAAACAAAGATGGTCTACCATTCCTGATGATACAAACATATTAGTGACGCATGGCCCTCCTTATGGTATATTAGATAAATGTCCTGATGGTTCTTTAGTTGGATGTGAAGAACTTTATAAAAGAGTTTTTGAATTGAAACAACTTAAGCTGCATCAGTTTGGCCATATTCACCATGCATGGGGAACTAAACAAATAGATAATATTACATTTATAAATGCATCCATTTGTACTGAAAACTATAAACCGACGAATAAACCCTGGATAATTAATATATGACAAGAACAATGCTTATTTTAGAAGATGCTTATGGTGATAAAGTTAGAGTTTCTCTTGATTCTATTCAAGGCTATAGAGCTTATCAAGCAGATATGACAGAAGTATATCTTCCAAATGTTTCAACAATTTTTAAGATTTCTGTTGAACAACTTGATGCTATTTTGATTGAATGTTTATTTATGGTTAAAAAGGTACATTAATATGTTTACTCGTGGAGCCTTCTATAGGCATAAAAGCACTCTTGATACTGATATATATGTAGTTAAAGTACAATATAGAGGAACAAATTATATTAAAATGAAAGTAAATTTTGTTGATAGAAAACATACAGGGATTTTTCAATTAAATTATCATGCTAAAGTATTAAGAAAAGATTTTCATCTTTGGCAAAGAGTTCTATGATATTTACAAGTCTAGATTTAGAGCTTAATAAAGAAGGAAATCAAACTACAGACATAATCCAAATTGGAGCTGTCATTGGAAATATTTATACTGGGGAAATTCTAAAAAAACTTAGGCTTTATGTTAAGCCTTCAAAGCCTCTAGATCCTTTCATTATTACGCTTACTGGTATAAAACAATCAGATGTTGATGAAAAAGGAACAACTCTTCTAGAAGCTTACAATGAATTAAAGAAGTGTCATATGGATTTAAAGTCTCACCATAGCATTGTTCAATGGGGTGGAGGAGATGAAAAAGAACTTAAAGAACAGCTGTTAAAACAAGGAATGCCTTTTTATGACTGGTGTTTTGGACGAACTTATTTTAATGTCAAATCTTTATGTCAATCTATCTCCAAAGCTAAGAAGCAAAAATTTCAAGGCGGATTAAAGAAATACTGCCAACGACATAAAGTAATTTTTGAAGGTCCAGCTCATGATGCGCTTCAGGATTCCCTTAATACCTTTAAACTATATGTAGATTTACTAAAGAAATTAGAAAAAATATGAGTAAATTAGATACTAAAAAGATTTATAAACGAGGAGTTCAAGCTCATGAATGGGCAGCAGACGTAAATCCCTCTAAAAAACAAAAAAAGCAAAAAGTAAAAGAGCGCCAAGACGGGAAGAAACAAATTAAGAAAGAGCAGTATGAGTGAAGGAACAAAGCATGATCAAGGTAAGGAGCCAATTAGTTTGATTAGTTCAAAAGCTTTATTAGAATTGACCCGAGTTTTAGAGTTTGGTCAAAAAAATATGGAAGAGATAACTGGAGACAAGGCTTCAAATGGAGCCGTTGTTTTGATGCTACTATGAGGCATCTTCTAGCCTATAATGATGGTCAGAGAGTTGATTCTGAAAGTGGGAGATCTCATCTAGGGCATGCTATGGCCAACATTATGTTCCTTATTGAAATGGAACAATCTCAAACTGGTGAAGATGATCTATGGAAAGGTTATAAAAAAGAATGACTTTAATTCATTATCCCAATCCTATATTAGAAACTCCTTGTATTCCAATTAATAAAGAAGATAATATAGAACAACTTATTAAAGATATGACTGAAGTTATGATTAAACATAATGGTGTTGGACTTGCTGCTCCACAAGTAGGTCTTTCAAAACAACTCTTTATTATAAAAGATATTAAAGGTAATATTGTGCCTTTTATCAATCCTAAAATTATTGAAACTGATGGACAAACTATATTAAATGAAGGGTGTTTATCTTTTCCAAATATATTTCTTCCTGTGGTAAGAGCTTCTTCTGTATTTATAGAAATAGATAGTATAGACTTATTAGAAAGAAGACGAATAATGGCAGAAGGAATAGAAGCCAGAATCATTCTTCATGAGTTTCAACACCTAAAAGGTGAGACCTTTCTTAATAGTGTTAATAGACAATTAAGAAAATCTACTATAGCTAAAATGAGAAAGACATAAAATGATTAAATACCTTGTATTGTTACTAGCTTCAGTTAATTGTAATGCTTATGAAGGCACTTTCTTCAAATACGGCGTAGGATTAAATGAGGATATTAAGACAGTAAAGACATTTACTTTAGGATATCAAGCTCCTCTATTTGCTATTTTTGATTATCAACTAGAAGGTGGTATGTTTAATGATAGCAAACAAACTCAGGGATTAATTGCATTTAGCAATGTTTCAATAGGTGTGTCGACATTTACAACATCTGGTATATATGCTAAAATATTCTTCGGTCCGGCTTTAATAAGCCAAACAGATACAAGACTTAGCAGCATATTCGAATTCAATCATGACTTAGAATTTGGTTTTGTAGATAAAAAAGGTCTGTCAATTGGCGTTAACTATAAACATATGAGTAATGCTGGCATAGTTCTTCCTAATTATGGAAGAGACTTACTATTACTCAAAATTCAATTCCCTTGGTGATTTATGAAAGTAAAAATGAAGAAATATGAACAACTAGCAATAGAAAACTCTAATAAATATAAAGATTGGGCTCATGTTTGCATAGCAAAAGATGCATATTTAGAAGGATATAAACGAGCTCTTAAAAATGCTCAAGAATTTATAAATGAAAAGCGAATTGATTGTCAGTATTATTTGATGGAATTTGATGTTGGTACAGAAGAAGTTGAAATAGAATTTGAAGATGGGGATCATCAATTATCACAAAGAGCTTTAAATAAAATTGTTATTGACTCAAATTAAATAGTATGAGATTATTATCTCAGATGCTTATTAAACAAGGAGAAATTAATGACGCCTTCTAAGATATTTGATGTTCTTGATCTAGCCAAACGTGCTCGCAAACTTGGGGAAGTGTTTAATCCTTTATTTGTAGGTCCTCCAGGCGTAGGAAAATCTCATATCGTTCAAGCTTGGGCTAAGAAGAATAATCTACCCTTTATTGATCTTCGAATCGCTTATATGGAGGCACCAGATTTGATTGGCTTTCCTTCTATCGAAGTTAAGAATGGCCGACAAATTACAGTTCACAATCTTCCAGAATTTCTTCCATATGAAGGTGAAGGAGTTCTTCTTCTTGAAGAACCAAATAGAGGCACTTCAAGCGTTATGAATTGTCTCATGCAGCTTCTTACTGATCGCAAGCTTCATAAATATGAACTTCCTGAAGGATGGATTATTGTTGGTTGTATTAATCCTGAAGGCGAGCATTACGATGTAAATACAATGGATGCTGCTCTTCGTGATCGATTTGAGATGTTTCAAGTAACGTATGATAAGCACACTTTTCTAGATTATATGAAATCTGCTAATTGGAATAAAGATATTATTAACTTTGTTGAAGCCGGACTTTGGACTTTTAAAACTCCCGAAGAACTTGGGAATTTGCCAGGAGCTAAGTACATTTCTCCTAGAACTAAATCTAAACTTAATGCAGCACTCAGAGCTGGATTTGCTCAAGAAGATGAACTTTTGATTTTTGAGACTGTTCTTGGAACAAATGTTGCAAAAGATTTTTATAACTTCAGACATAATGAATCTCCAGTAATGATGACAGATCTTAAAAAGAATCTAAAACAAGCTCTTGGACGTCTTAAAGTATTTTCAGATCCAAATAATTATAAAAATGGAATGATTTCTCTTACTGTTAAAGATATTCTTGAGGATAATACAATTACTGATGATATGCTTGCTGACGTAGTTAGAACAATTCCTGTAGAACAAGGAACAGTTCTTATTAGAGATCTAGAGCATAAACGAAATGATGATAATATTCTCTCAAGAGTTTGTAAACAACATAAAGATGTAAAAGATCTCTTTAGATCTATTATGAAATATGGAAAATAGATTATAAAAATTATCTTTTTAAAAAGAAATTAGAGGGTATGGTCAATGAGTGAACAAGAAGTTCCAATTTCAGATGATGAGAAAAAGAAAGCTTTACAATCAGCTATATTTCATCTTAGTAATCAACAACCATTCTATGGAAGTTTAGTTCAAGAAATAACTGTAAAATATACTACTTTTATTCCAACTGCTGGCATAACTTATAATGTAAAACAGCATCAATATGAAATTTATATCAATCCTTATTTTTTTCATAGTCTAACTACTGAGGAAAGAGTTGCTGTTTTTCACCATGAGATCCTCCATTTCACTAATAAACACCTATTTCGATTACCTTTTACTGATGGGACAATTAGTAATGAAGATAAAAAGCTATATAACATAGCTGGTGATATGGCTATTAACCAATATATTACAGGACTTCCAAAAGATGGTGTTGAGGTAAAAGATTGGAAAATGAGTAATGGTTCCCCATTTGAACAGTACCAAAATATGGAATATTATTATGACTTGATCAAAGAAGAATCAAAGAAGCAGCAGAAGAATAAAGATGGTGATGAACCTGGTGAGCAATCAAAAGACGGTAATGAAGAATCTAAAGGAACTAAAGGCAACGTTCATGAGCAGTTAGATAAATATAAAGAATTTGATAGACATTTCTGGGATAGTTTGGATGAAGAAACTAAAAAGAAGATGTTAGAAGAAGCTAAGAAGATTATTAAGCGTACTATAGAAAAGACTTCTTTTAGTCATAGTGTAGTTCCTGATAGTATTAAAGATCTATTATCTGAAATTGATTCTCTATCAGCCTCTATTAACTATAAACAAATTCTTAAAAATACTATTAAACGAACTATATCTTGTGTTGATAGAGAAAGAACATGGAAGAAACCTAATAAGCGATATGGAGCTTATAGTCCTGGAACCAAGGTAGGATCTCTTCCTAAATGCGCATTCTTTAATGATAGCAGTGGAAGTATTTCTATTAAAGAACAAAATGAATATCTTAGAATGATGGATGAATTCCTAAAAGTAGGAACTAGAAGTTGTACTCTAGGATTTTGGCATACTTCTCTTTATTATAAAAAACCATATAAACGTGGAATAGAGCTTGATCAAGAGGCTTTACAATCAGGTGGAACTGATGTAAGATGTGTATTGGAAGACATTAAAAAGAATAATTATAATCTTTCAATTATTTTTACAGACGGTTATTATGATAATGTTGATATTAAATTAACTAATGAAATTATATGGATCATATCAAAAGATGGAAATTTAGATCATCCTTTAAAACATTTAGGTAAAACTATAGAATTGGATAAAATTAAATGAGTGACACACATACGTTTCAAGATTCAAGAAAGAAATTCACATTAACTGTTAAGATTGAATTTCTTAAAAAATGTGAGAAACCTATTGAATATGATGCATACGATTTAAATAATAAGTTCTGTATGTTTAAGTTTCTTCATAATCCAGCTGGACCCGCACTTATTCGACATGAAGATAACTATGAAGAGTATTGGATTGACGGTAAAAATCTAGCCCATGCGAACCCTGAACTTAATAAAAAAATGAAACATACCAATAAATTTAATAAAAAATTAGAAGATCTATGAATGACAAATTTACGGGAATCATCCCACTAGATAGCCATTCTTCTGATATAAGATTTTGGGTTTATTATATTAATGGTATAGAAGTTACAAAAGAAGTATATACGATTCATATGGATGAACTTATTAAAAGATATAAGTTCAATAAAAAACTAAAGGAGATAGTCAATGAGGACGATAAATAAGGTAACTACTAGAGAATTTTGGGAAAATGAGACTGTCGTGCTTAGCGCACTCCGAAAGCTTGACCCAAATTGGGAATATATTGGCCAAATAGGACGACTAAAATACTTTAAACTTTATAGAGAAGAATAAGAATTTAAAGTTATATGGTTGAGTATTTAAATAAATTACAAGATAATATCTTAGAACATCGATATAGATATTATGTTCTTGATCATCCAGTTATTTCTGATTTTGAGTATGATTGGATTGAAAAATATTTTATAAATCTTTGTCAATTGAATAACTTTATACATATATTAATCGATCATGGGATAGGATTTAATACAAATCAGGAATTATATAAAGCTGCTAAATATAGAGTAGATAATAATTTAGATAATTATAGTTTATGGGAAAAAGACATGATTCCTATTTGGAAAAAAATAGGATGTCCTAAGTACTCAATTTCTCATAACAACTAGGACTACACACACGTTGTCTATGTGCCTTCTTTGGAACCTCAAGATCACAAACCTCACACCTAGTGTTACCCAAAGGCTTCTTCCCTGACTTCTTCTTAACATATGCGGAGAAGCAACTATAGCAGCACCGACCATGCCATATGTTGCCAGCATCATCTTTATAAATAGATCTACTTTGAGTATTCAAAGTGAAATATTCAAATATCTTCTCTTCTTTACAAACTTTACAAATTCTTTTATCCATAAGTGTCGCTTTCGTAAACTCAAGCTTCTCAGTCGCTGAGCTCCTTCTATTACCCTTGTTAATTCCTACAATGCCCTACGATTACGATTTACAACGCAAGGCAATCATAGTATAATAGAAGACAGAAGAGAGGCGTGGAAATGCTGTGGGGTGGATAGGAAAGGCCTAGAGAGTGCGACTACCGGCACAGAAACCCACTGGAGACACGCAAAGGGTTGTTGAGCCCTTGATTACATTCAACACCGTAATCTAGTAGGAGTAGCGCCCTACCTCTTCTATTTTTTAGGAATGTATACTATAGTGATCATTAGAGGATCTTATGGTAAGCAGAGTTAACAAAAGGATACCTATGAAGTTAATAAAGATATTCTATAATACATACTTAGCCAAACCTCAGTTTGAATCTTCTCGCATGCAAGCTATCAGAAAAATCTATAAAATCCTAATGAGTAATAAATGAAGTTTGCTGTAGGAGATATAATCTGTGCTGAGCATGCAAATGTTTGTTTTTATGTCTTTATAATATCTCCACCTTATTATGGACTTAATAACAATTATGGAACTATCTATGAAGAAATAACTCTTGTAGATGATCAGTCAATCTTATATAGTAAGATATTTAGAAGATCTAATGAAAGCTAAATTCAAAGTGGGAGACATAATTTATCATGCAAGGACCAACGCTATTTTATATGTTTATCTCACAGATTATAATCATTATGGACTTTGCAACGGTTGGGGTCCATTTTTTGAGTGGATGATTATTGTGGATAAAGAATCAACTCTGCATAGTGAGGCCTTTAGGAATGAAAACAAGTAAGTTAATAAAGCTAATTATGGACATCCTTAAAACAACACAGATTACAACGCATTCAAAGAAGAGACTATTATCTAGACTTCAGGATCTTGCTCCCCTGCCCCCAGAACTATCTAGGAAGGCCAGAGAAGTGCTTGAGAAGAGAAAACAAAAGGTAGAGCAGACTCCTAAAAGGAAAATGAAATGAGTGACATATTAAAACAAGTTGACGAAAGAATTGCCATACATAAGAAAGCAATGGTAGAATGTGAACAAAAGATTGAAAGACTCCTAGAGATTAGAACTCTATTATTAAATGTGTCTCCAACTACCTATGTGATATTTGATAAAATTAGCAACTTCGCTGCTTCAAAGCAATATGTTAGTGTGGAAGAACTTACCAATGCTCTAATTAGTATAGATAAGGATATTAAGTCAGTACAATTTACAACAAAGCTAGAGAAAGAAATAGAGTCATAGAATGAAGCCTATGTTATTAGAAATCTACAAAGGTTACCACATATATTGGGACATCTGCGTTGAAAGGAATAAGGCCTATTTTATGGAGAAGAAAATAGTTCATATACCATCTACTGATACTAGCAATATTAAACTAATCATAAATGCTTGGGAGAAACCTAAGGAATTCCAAGATAAACTAGAGAAGTTAATAAATGAAACCTAAATTTGAAGTGGGAGAAATAGTATTGAATAACTTAACTCAACAACTATGGTTTATAGAGTTTGTGAGTAGCTCTTTTTATACAATAAGAGGATTAGCTCATTCCAGAGGTTTCCTAGAAGTTACTTACTCATCCCATTCTAAAGCTTTTAATAAGGTTCGTTTCCTAGCTGATGCATATGAAGTTTAAAATAGGAGACTTAATAATATTCAAAAGTCTACCTTATCCTAATACTATTAGATTCGTTGCTTCCATATTCATATCAGAAACCGAGACTGAATACGGCTTAGTTGCACCATACACAAGTACTAATGACTTAGTTGCAATGGTTGATTGTATTTTTGTAGATAATAACTATGAATTGTATTCTTCTGCTTTTAGTTAGGAAATCACTGTTTACAACGCTAATAAGACTTGTGTGTGTGCAGATGTATATAAAGAGTGCAGTCAGCTCTGAGTCATCATACCCCCTACCTTAGGCCTGCCTTTCTCTAATGAATTCAATAGGATGCACTAGCTACCCTTAGGATACATTCATGAAACAAAATGCTATTATGTTTCATCTTGGTTAGCTTGTGAATGAATAGAAGTGCAATAAGTATGTGATGTTATTCAGGATTATGTGCGTCAGTGAATGATAAATTGTATGGTCCTCTCAAGGTGGACTTAATAATTTTTTACTAATCCAGATTGAACTTTATAAGTTATACTCTCTACATCAATCTTGAACTTATTAACTTGTATTAAGTTCAGCTTGTGTTATACCTTATAAGTATGATCACTTTATATATCGTTATCTGTTTCTTAGTAGGATTAGTTGTGAATGAAGGAGATCTTCTTCTAGCAGCATTATCACCATTGACTCTTCCAATGGCTATCCTTTATAAGATATTCAACTAACAAGACGCAAGTATAGCTTATCTGTATAAAATGAGATACAGATGACTTCCTAGGTAAGTTACTTTAAGATTCACTTAGATAGTTGTGTTCATTTAAGAACCTATTGTCCCTGGAGACTAGTAATGCTCTACCCATTACTAATCATTAACTGGCCTTCCGCTTAACCCTTAAGAGTTAAGTGCTATTTTCGCAGCTCTGTCCCATCTATTCTTAATTAAGCTTTAGAACCTGCTTAATAAGGTGTTTGCCCAACACTGTGTCACCTTAGTGGTTTGACACTTTTCATTAGATGATGGATTTTTTAACGATCCAGTTAATTCCAATGCTCTATACATACTTGTTAATTTATCGTCTTTTCTATTCAAAAATAGTTGAACATGTATATCCTATAGTCAAAGCATAGTTCTTATACAGTTTGTTGTAGTTGACACACTTAATAACTACTACTCAATTACCATTCATTCCTTGGCACGTGCTATGCATTTATATAGCAACAGACGGAGTGAAACGACATATGAGACTACTTATTAAACTAGGAATACATGGCAAGAGACACAAGATTAGAATCCAAAGGCTACTCAATTGGATGCATGACAACGGACTAGGAGCATAGTATGTTTAAACTAGCTATCTTAATATCCTTAATTATAATCAAGCCAACCATGGCCGAAGTAAAGATTACCCCTAAACATGTAGCAGTCATTCAAGCTATAGTGAATGCTGCAGACGTAGCAGAAGTGCCACGTGAGCTCATGCTAGCCATATGTTGGAATGAGTCAAGCTTTAGGACTAGTAAACGCATCTCTAGAATGGATGGCAGTAGTGTTTCTTATGG